CTTATTGCGATGGTTGAACATAAAATCATTCAGACGGAATCCCACCATAACTGCGTACCAACTGTGGGGATTGCAATGCTTAAAGATGAACTTCGACCTGTGGCGCGCGTTGATGCAGGGAAGACTCGCCTCTTTGTGGCTGGTGATCTCCCTTCTCTCATTTACTCTCGAATGTACCTGGCTACTTTTGTTCACGCTATCGAAAACTGTCCCGGAGAAACCGATATTGCTGTTGGAATCAACGTTTACTCTGCTCATTGGAGACGTGCTTTCAACAAACTTAATCGTTTTCGTAGCAGTGGAGGCCATGCTGATTGCAAAGACGTGGCAAACTGGGATATTCAGATGGCTGTGTGGTTCGCCCCTCTTGTTAGTGATCGTGTTGGCGGCTGGCTCCGAGCTTGCCCAACCTGGCTCCTTCACATACACAGCATTTTCCTCTCGATCTTCCTTGCTATCATCATCTGTCGCACTCACGTTTACTCAGCTTATTGTATGCCATCTGGTTGTTGGCTTACTAGCATCCTTAACTCAATTTACAATTCTGTGTGTCACCGAGTTCTTTTTAAGATCCTCACGCCTGTCCATTTTCATGGCTTATTCGACGCTTTGGTTAGTTTATTGGTGTATGGCGATGACAATGCTCGTGATATGGACCCATCTGTGGCCTTTCTTTATGATGGGGTACACTTTGCAGCTGCTGCTCTCCGATTTCTTAATTGGACAGTCACCAATCCAGACAAGTCAGCAGCTATACAACCATTCTGTCGATACGACGAGATAGAATTTCTCAAACGCCGGTTCCGCCTCTCTCCTGATCATGAGGGACCGAACGTAGGCTGCCCCATTGAGCCACGCACGCTCAAAATGATGGTCTATTGGGTGCACACCTCCAAAGACTACACAACCAACCACCAAACAATGCTCAACTGCCACACCGCACTAAAGGAATGGATGTTTCACGGCCGTGAGCAATTCAACCACCACAAAAACACTCTCAATCAATTTCTTGCCAAAATGAACCCTGACTGGATTTTCAAACCATCCTATGATGATCTCTACGCCCTCTGGATCTCTGGGTGTTACGACGTCTGAACATTCTCCTATGCCTGAGCACGCATGTTAACTACTCCTCTGTCTGAATAGATCCTGCCTTCACTACGCTCCCCTTGAGTGTTGGTATCGCTTTCAGTTTTGAGTTGGGAGCTTACTCCGGTACTTTGCCCAATCCAGCATTTTACTATGGAGAATAGGATTCAATCAACAACATCATCATCAACAGTCAGTCCTATCAACAGGACCCTCCAGGACCCAGTCGAATCAACTTCATCTCATCAGCAACAGCTCACTCAGTACAACGAGGCTGAAAATGAGGTATTCCAGTCCTCGCAAGAAATGGACCTTCTCACAGTTCACAAAAGGATCGCCAATCCTTATCCATTCCAAACACCTTCACAACTCCTATCCAGGTCTTATCAACTTGGATCTATCACTGTTGGAACTGCGTGGACCGGAGTGAGGCTTGATTTCCCGGCTGCCCTCTTCGCCATGTCTACCATTTCCGACGCACTTCTCACGTTCTTGTTCTTTCGCGCTGCGATAAAACTCGAGGTTCGGATGAATTCCACCCCGTTCCAAATGGGCGCTATTATGATATCTTGGTTACCTTGTCCAAACACGTCCACATATGTTCCTGATATATGGGCTGCTTCTGGCAACCATCCTGTCGTCATCTCTGTTTCCACTCAAGATGCTGCTACCATCGAAATTCCCTACCTCAATCCACTCACTTGGCTACGCTGGGCCACTACCAATGCATCGTCCATCGCATCGGTATGGTTTCAGCCCCTCGTCCCACTAGTTATCGGAGACCCGAATTCCGGAGATACTGTTACCCTTAGTGTCTTCGCTTCTTTCGTGAACCCCGAAGTTGCTGGTTATGTTCACTCTTCAACCACCAACCGACGAAAAGCCATTACTCGTGAGTCCCTTTTTCATCGCCACGATCCACAACCTGAACGTCC